CAATAGTTAATTGTTCCAGACAGCAGGGCTGAGAAGTCAGGCGACATCATGGTCTTGAACACTTCTACGGCTGGCGCACCAGCAAGCCATGCGTTCCATGCAAACCATACGTGTACAAAAGACCATACAAACAATATCCAGTAAGTCACCACAGGACGCACAGATGCAGACAGACTAGCCGCCCAGCCACCTGCCGCTTTGACCATCTCGGCTTGCTGATTGATTGCGGCATTGAAAGCATCCATGACACCAACATCAATAGCAGCTTCTCTTTGAGCGCCAATCTCGGCTAACTTTTGCTGCCCACGGATTTGCTCCAACTCGCACTGACGGCTAAACATTGCCATCTCATGCAGGCGTTCGTTCTTCTTGTCAAAGAACTTTAGAACTTCAGGGGCCAGACGGAAGATACCGCCAAAGACCCCGCCCAAAATACCACCACCTAGAACTTCAAACATTGGATTCCTTAATCGTAAACATTAGATTCTTGTGCGACGGGTAGTTCACAATCACTTCACCCTCGGGGCATTTGTATTTGATGTGCGCCATCAGGGTGGCAACGCCGGGCGTTACTTGTGAAGTGGTGTCAAGCTTGAACTTGTACCCAAACTTATCCACTGTGTCACTGGCTGGGCCAGAGAACGTTGCAATGCTAGGCTTGGCTGGGTGCACAACTAACTCAGAATCCCGCACCTCTAGCTTGAATGACATAACTTCGCAGTTATCTCTAATCTTCTGACGGGCCACTACAACTTTAAATTCGCCGTTTGCAGGCGCATCAGATATTTGAAAGTGCTCTGGTGCCCATTTAAGGATGTCTTTATGGAACATACCAAACTTGTCAGCAAGCGTATAACCCCCGCCAATCATGGCAGTTGAGGCAGTTACTGCGCCAATAATTTTAGTGTAATACTCAAGTTCCATTTCATCCCCAAAGCCAAACAAGGGTGAACGTACCCCACACAACAAAGATGGTCAAAAAGGCCGCGACGATAAACGCTTCAGCCCAGTCTCTCATGGCTACGCCGCTGCTGTACGTAGGGGTGTTAAGTCTTCCGTCGTCCAGAAGTCTTTAGCCAGCATGATATTCAAATGCTCTTTGTTACGAGCAAGGCAGTCGGCCCACTCTTGGGCTTCCATGCCTTTAGGCTGGCCAGCGTTGATGAGGTTGACGGAATCCATTGCAGCAGAATAGTGCTGTGCAATTTGCTCTGGTGTTTGTGTATCCATGATTTTCCTTTAAGGCTGTGTAGGCCAAGTGATTGTCCAAGGGAAACCAGACTGCGCAGTGATGTCGCGCAGGGCTTGGCGGTACGTGACCCAGACCACAGGAATCTGAATGCCAAGGCTGTCCTGAGCATTTTGGTCTATAGCTTTAGTCACCACCCAGTCGCAATCTTTAAGCATTTCAGTACGCTGTCTGCGTACATTTGCGGCTTGTTCTGCGTCTTTACGGGCTTTGTATGCGGCTTCGTCTGCCGCCGCTGTATCGCCAGTGAAGACAGGGCCAAGGATGTACTTGGTGTACCACTTGCCGTCAATCTGCTCTACGCCGTCTTGCTGTGAGTATTGGTAGACAGTGCCGCCTGTGGCTTGTGGGCCTTCAAACACAATGTCTGACTCAAAGCGATTGACCGCTTCTTCAGATATGCCACTCAATGACTTGGCGTAGGTCTGGGCAACCCACTTTTCCCACTCGTGCTGAAGCAGCACTTGACCTGTTGAACGAATACGAATTTGCATGATTTTTCCTTATGCGATTGCCAAGAAGATGTATGTTGCACCAGAGGCATTGATAGCGGCTGGCGCAGTTGAACTAATCTCAAACCCTGCGCTGTAAGTGTCGATGTAGTCGGTGTTGGTTACTTCAGCGGCTGTGCTGTTCATGAGCAAGTATGGGTCATTGCCACTTACGATTCCTCGTGCTGAGTCCCATACATACCAGTCGCCAGTTGAGTTTGTACGCTTGATTAGTACAAATCTAGCACCACCTGTGAAGCCACAATCAATTTGTTTTGTAGTGCCTGTGCCTGTGTATGAGCCAACTTTAGAAACACCAGCGCAGGTTGCAAAGAGGTAGGCTACATACGTATTACCGCTGCCGTTAACACTTCCATTTGTCGCAAGGTTTATTAGAGTACTTGTTGGTGCGCCCGTAAATCGAGTTGAGCCGTTTGTTTGAGCCGTAGCAGCATCGTTCAATAGCAAATATGAAGTGCCTGATAAACTTAATGCACTGCAATAAACTTGCCAACTGTCAGTTATAGATGCTCTAACTTTAAAAATCATCAACTCAGGCACTACGCCCAAGTTGTGCGCCACAGTCCTGTTAACGCCCGTCCCTGTATAGCAAACCTCATCAAAGAAGCTAGGGGCACGTCTGAAGTTCCAATAAATGTTTGTGCCATAACTTGACGTTTCTCCAAACACAGGGGCTGAGTAATTATCAATATACGCAGTCATTGACGTATTAAATGATGTTGTTGTACCTGTTCCTGATTCTCCGTTTGTATTGTTTGTAGACAAATATTTTCCAGACCCACGCAATCTGTCAAATGTGTAGTTATTAGCAAGTTCAATTTTTTGCCTCTGAGTACCAATACTCATATCAACAGGAAAACCCGTTGTAACTGTAATACTTGAAGATACGCTTGCAACCACAGGCGCAAACACACTTGTGCCAACAGTAGGCACTTTCATCGGGCCACGGCGGATGGCTATGTAGATGTAAGTATTTCCATTGCTACCCAAAGCATTTGCTCTAACTGTAAAACCAGTTGCGGTTGGAGAAAGGTAATAAGTGTCTGAGGATTCCGCAGAACTTAAGTTTGGGTGTAGATATGGTTGAGCGGTGTCTACAGGCATTCCGCGCATGGTATCCCACACCAACCAATTTTGCACTGCGCTTGCGTTTTTTACCAACACATACTGAGGCTCATATCCTAGCGTTACGTTTACTGCAACTGTTGATGATGCCGTCCAAGACCCACAGCTAACAACATTGTCTGTACCAGTTAGGCCAAAGCCTCCTGCGTCATGGGCAAAGATGTAGGCTACATATGTTCCAGCACTAGCGCCACCTTCGTTAACAGCACCAGCATCACCAATTGAAAAAACAGTTGAAGTTGGTTCTGTATTATTCCAATATGCGGCTGATGTAACAGCCGCATCAGTGCTGTTTAAAAATATTGCTTTTGTTGCCCCAAGCGACCTGTGATAAACAGCCCAGTTATTTGATGAATTTGTCCGTTTAATAATAATGGTTCCCGGAGCCGAACCTAAACTGTGACTGATAGTTCTACCAGCAACATCGTTACCCGTATATGTCACAACATCAAAGAACTTTGGTTGTTCTCTGAATGTCCACCCAACAAAAGTGCTTCCACTATTGTTTACACTACCAGCAGAGCCTAACGAAAAACCGTCTGTATTAAAAGATGTGATGCGGGTAGTTACGCTTGTTTCATAAGGGCTTGTTGTATTTGAATTAAGATAATTGCTTGTACCATCGTTTGTTGTTGCTAGGTAGTGGTTGACAACACCGTCCCTACGTTTAATCCAAACCAACCCACCCTTGGTAGACAAGTCAATGTTATTGGTGATGGTTTGCGATGTTCCATTTCCCGTCCACAAGTATGTGCTAAACACATCTTCAATGTAAACAGGAGCCGCTCCGCCTGCGCCTTCGCCTAACAATAGTTGCTGTGTTGAACTCATATTAGGTCACATTTCCTGAAACAACACACAGGGTGCTGGTGATGAACAGTACAGTTGCCACACCTGCCGCCGCCAAGGTCATCGTGGCTTTGTCAGTGAATGTGCCTGCAATGTACGCCGTTGTGATTGAGCAAGTGATTGTTGCTGTACTAGCGGTGTTGTTGAAGATGGTGATAACGTCACCAGCCGCAAACGTAGCATCAGGGATCACAATCGCGCCGCTTGCGCCAAGCAAGATGTACTCACCAACATCGGTTGTAGCCAGTGTGTAGGAGCTTGTCTTGGAAGAGCCGGATTGTGGGACTGCTCTGAGTTTGCCATTTTGGTCGTACAGAACACCGTTGTTGTCGGAATACATCCGTGGGTTGCCATCACCATCAGACAGCACGATGTAGTTGCTTGCTGTGCGAATGTCTAAGCTACCTTGGTTGCCGTTGTATGAGCCAAGGATTGTATTCTTAGAGCCAGTTGTAACTGAACTACCAGAACTTGCGCCTAAAAATGTGTTGGTTATGCCAGTTGTAGCGGCAACACCGGATTGGTTTCCAATAAAAGTATTGGCATCGCCTGTTGTTTTTACAAACCCTGCCTTAAACCCAACAAAAGTGTTTTCGTTAGCAGTGGTTGGTGTGTAGCCAGCTTGATAACCTATAGTAGTGTTGTTAGACCCTGTGGTGGTAAGTGCTGAAGCACCATTACCTAATGCTGTATTGAAATTTCCTGTCGTGTTATTACGCCCAGTTGCATTGCTATTGTTCTGCTCTAAGCCACCAACCCATGTGTTAAATGCGCCAGTCGTATTACTGTACCCCGCCTGATAACCTACAGCAGTGTTGTTAGATGCTGTGAGGTTGGCTTGGAGGGCTTCCGTTCCTACCGCAGTATTTGATGCGCCTGTGGTATTAGCAATTAACGATGATTTTCCTACGGCGGTATTATTTGATGCGGTTAAGTTTGCATTTAAAGCAAGACTGCCAATAGCCGTGTTGTTGGCTCCTGATGTGTTTCCAAAAAGTGTTGCATGACCAAAAGCTGCATTTTGGTTAGCGTTACTTACTTTTAACGCCCCTGAACCTAAAGCAACATTGTACGAGCCAGATGTATTTGTGGTCATAGCAAGATAGCCAACAGCATGGTTATCTACACCACTTGTATTAGCCGCCAAAGCACTAGCACCCAATGCAGTATTGGTAGCCACAGCACCCGCACCACGACCAACAGTCAGACCATAAACAGTCAGGTCAGTACCAGAATACAACAGGTTGGCAGAGTCAGTTAAATTACCCGCAGTTGTAGCGTATGTAACACGACCAGAAGTTAAAGACGAATCGGTGAAGCTATTAGCAACCAACGTAGTGCCATCAAACGTCAAATTGGCAGAGCCAGCCAACGCACCCGAACTATTAAACTGAACCTGTGTGTTTGAGCCGCCAGCAGAACCGGAAGTTGTACCAGCGACCTTTACATAGTCCGTGCCGTTAAAGTAAACAAAGGCTGACTCGCCCACAGCGATAGACACACCGGTCTGGCCTGCTGCTTTGAACGTCACGATACCGCCAGTGGCGGCGTTCACTACTGTGTATGTTTTACTGTAACTTGGGGCTGTGACTACCTTGGCTACTGTTAATGTGCCCGTAACCCGCACGATGGCGAACTGAGCCGTAACCGTGCCCGCGCCTGTCAGACTGGATACAATGTTAGAAGCCGAGGCATCGCCTGTTGTATTTGCCAGAGTTACCGCGCCGTCATTTGTCAGCGTCAGTGTGGCTGCAATAGCGATGTTGGTGTACTGCGTAATACCGTTGTTGACGGTATCGCCCCATGTGCCGGATAACTCGCCCTGTACTGGTAGAGCTAAACCTAGTTGTCCTGTTGCGCCTGTAGTCATTTAAAACCCCTGTCTATGTAGCACTTGGCTACATTGTATTGATTATTTGCCAGTCTGCGTTCTCGCTGTTGTCAATTAGACTCCAGTAAAACACGCCAAAACTGCCAACGTTACCCATTGCTTGACTGCCTGTAATAGCAACCAACCTTGCGCCAACTGACATCGTGCCAGCAGTGCCTGCCGCAGACACGCCTGTGAGGGCTAATGCCTTAACGGGAACTTCATCTCCAATAAGCCCAGAAGCTGAGACACCTGTCAACGCCACTGAAACATTTAATCCAACACTGCCAACAGAACCAATAGCCTCAACACTACCAGCTTGGAAGTTAAACTCTGCCGTGCCCACCGCACCTGCGGCTTCAACACCTGTAAGCGCTACAGCTACGCTAGACCCCACACTACCTACAGCACCATTAGCCTGCGCCCCAGTAACTTCAGCGGCGTAAGAAAAACCAATATCTCCAACTGCGCCACTAGCAGATACACCAGACAACGCCACAGAAATACTAGGGGTCGTTGTACCAACAGAGCCCGTTGCAATAACACCGTCTTCGTCTTCTGCTGCGCTAACAGCCACGGTTCCAACAGCGCCAACCGCCCCAACACCCTCAAGACCAGACTCACGCCCGGGTATAGAAAGTTCTCCCGGCGATCCCGTAGCAGAAACACCACTAAGGGCAAACTGCCGCTCAGCAACAGTAACTGACTCGACCGCTCCAGTAGCCGCCACACCAGTGATGGCTACCTCATAAACAACTACAACACCAACCGTACCAACACCGCCAGACGCGGCAACGCCGGAGAGTTCAGATTGCTGACCTCCCCAACTATTGTCGCCCCACGCCCCTGCGCCCCATGCGGTTGTCATGTCCTGCCCTCCTATTTAGGAGGATCAGGTTGTCGCTAAGCGGAGCAACGCAGTAGATGTTGTATTAGCAGGCATTGTCAAAGTGAACGTACCGGCAGTCACAGTCTGTGAACCGAAGGTATGAACGCTTACCGCTTTATCGCTTTGTGTCGAGTTATAAATCAACACCGCATCAAATGCCGTAGTCAACGTTACGTTGGTATAAGTAATACTCGCTGAAGGTGTTACAAACGCAACACCCGCTGTTGCGGAACTGTTAGTCGCTGTTGGGGGCGTACCAAATGTAACTGCCACGCCGCCAGCGGTGTAGTTTGTACCAGAAACTTCGTTAGTAGCAGAGTATGCTGTTGTAGAAGCATTCACCGTTGCAGTGGTTAAATACAATGCCCCTTTAAAACTATCGGTTGCACCGGTTGCGCGAACAGGGGCAGTGCCAAAGTTATGGGTTGCGGTCATCAACTCGCCCATGAAGCTTGTTGTCATTGCTTGGGTATTTGCCATAATTGGCTCCTTAGTTAAAAGATGCGGCTTCTGCCACAGAACTTACATTTTTCTTAAGCGCTACATGCACCGAACGATGCACAAGCTCCCCGTCTAACCAGTACTCCACCCATGTGGTTGACTCGTTGTCATTATCCAATGAACCCTCACGCTTTTCAAGCAGGGCTTCGTCCATTTCGCCTTTGGTTGTGTTTACAAGTGCCATAGGGTTCCTTAATTAGAAGAACGAATCAATGCTGCCGTGGCTGTGTTAGCAGGCATTGTGATTGTGAATGTAGTCGTAGAAGTTTTGTCTGAACCAAAGTCCAACACAGCTACAGACTTATTACCTTGCGTGACGTTATAAATCAACGCACACCTTGCAGTAATTGCGCCTGTCCAAGAGATATTTGGGAAACCAACGTAGGCTGTGTATCCAGACGTGCCTATTGTGATGGGAGTTAGCTGTGCCCCACCAGCGACGTAAGTGCCCGTGTTGGCCACTTCATCAGTTGAACTGTACACAGTTGTGTCTTCATTCCCCAGACGTTTAGCCAGTGCAAGTGCTTCCATAAACTTCTGGTTGTACAGCGCCATCATGTCAGTCTCACCCTTCATGTAGGTGTAAGCTTCAACCAAAGAGCCGTACAAAAGCACAGAGTCAAAGTTATCACCAAGCCATGTAGTTGAAGCGGTGACAATCGACTGTGGGTAATAGTAGTAATGCAACTCAACGGTGTAGTTGGCATCTGGCTTTGGCCCCAGAATAAACGTCAACTCAGTTGTGATTATGCTACCGCTGACTGTTGGGCCAAACAAAGCGTAATACCTTGGCAAACCTACATCGCTAGCGCTTGGATACGCTTGACGAATAAAGTTAACGTCTTTGTTTAACAGGTACTCGT